GAGGTACCAGCACTGGTGCACCTGTTGCAATTCACGAGGCAGACAGTGATATAGTAAGTCAAACCACTAGAGGTAAAGACTACAAAGATAGATTAGCAAATGGTAACTATCTTGAAAATACTGCAAGTCACTTTGTATTAACTGTTGGTGATAATCCATCTACAGCTTTGATTTCTATGAAATCTACTCAACTTAAAGTTAGTAGAAAATGGAACTCAATGATGATGGGTATAAAAATGCAGGGTAAAAATGGTTTGTTTACTCCGCCAACTTACAGCCACATTTATAATCTATCCACTGTTCAGATGTCTAACGACAAAGGAACATGGTTTGGTTGGGATGTATCAAAAGCAGGACCAGTCACAGATAAAAGTATCTATGATATGGCAAAAGCTTTTGCTGAATCTGTAGGTAAGGGTGAGATCCAAGCTAAACACGGCACAGAAGAGACCACAAAGTCTAATTCAAATTACTAGAATCCTAGGTAGTGGGCGTCGATGCGAGAGTGGAAACGCCCACTTATAAAATATGATTGAGAAGTTTAAAAACATATTTCAAGGATTAGACCGTGCACATGGTGTCACTATCGTAGGTGAATCAAATGGTAATGGCACTAAAGTAAAAGGTAAATCATTTGTAAAACGTGAGCCAATCACTGATGAACTATGGCAAAAACATTTAGATGGTAAAGATAGTTTAGGTGTCATACCGATTAACGATGACAATAAATGTAAGTGGGGATGTATTGATATAGATTCTTACGCAGGATTTGATCATCAAAAACTTATAAACAAAATTAAACAATTTAAATTACCGTTAGTAGTATGTAGATCAAAGTCTGGTGGTGCGCACGTATTTTTATTTACAAAAGATTATGTGTCTGCAAGTTTGATGCAAGATAAACTTAATGAGATAAGATCTGTGTTAGGTTATGGTGGATCAGAAGTTTTTCCAAAACAAAGAGAATTAAAATCAAAAGATGATACAGGAAATTTTTTAAATTTACCATACTTTAATTGTAATAATACAACAAGATATGCCTTTCTCGAAAGTGGTGAAGCTGCTACACTGGAAAGTTTTTTTGAATTAGTAGAAAGATATAAACAAGACAACATTAGAGAAATTAAAGTTAAAAGACCGGAGACACCATACTCCGATGGTCCACCGTGCATAGAACTTATGGTGCAAAATAAAGTTACGGAAGGTGGTAGAAATAATGCATTATTTCATTATGGCGTGTATGCGAAATCTAAATGGCCGGAAAATTGGAAATCTAAAGTAATTTTATTTAACGAATCTGCAATGGCACAACCATTATCAGATATAGAAGTAAATATTATAACAAAACAACACGAGAAAAAAGATTGGGGTTATAAATGTAATGATCAACCCATGTGTAGTTTATGTGATAAAAAATTATGTAAGTCTAGAAAATTTGGTATTGGTCAAGAGGCTATATTTCCTAATTTAACAGATCTACAAGTGGTAGCGTTAGAAGAGCCATATTATTACATGAATGTAGATGGTGATAGACTATATCTTGACTCTGCAAAACATTTAACAAATCAAAGTTTATTCCAAGAAGAGTGTGTAAAACAATTACGATTTAATCCACCAACATTAAAAACAAATGATTGGAAGAAGTTAACAAATATGTTGTTAGAAAATGCAGAAGTAACAGAACCGGCAGAGGGCACTAGCACTAAAGATATATTGCGAAATTATTTAGAAGACTATTGTTTAAACAGAATACAAAAAGATAAAATTGATGAAATAAAAACAGGGGGCACGTTTACAGATGAGGGCTTCCATTATTTTGTATTTGATAATTTTTATAATAAATTTTTACTTAGAAATCATTGGAAGATACCTTATCAAAGAACATCACAAATGCTTAGAGATAATTTAAAGTGTTTTACTAAACGTGTTACTAAAGCAAAGATATCTGTTTTTGTAGTGCCACAGTTTGATAAGAAAGAGGACAGCTATAAAGAAAAATCTTATAAGAAAGAACATAACTACTAATGACACATATATACTTTGGACCACCCGGCACAGGAAAAACAAGAAAATTAATTGAAAAAGTAGAAGAATATTTAAACGAAGGTGTTGATCCAGAAACGATTGGGTTTTTTACTTTTAGCAGAAACGCTGCAAAAGAAGCTAGAGATAGGATGAAAAAAAAATTTGGTTTGTCTGACGATAGTATGCCATATTTTAGAACGCTTCATTCACTTGGTTTTGAAGTTCTAGGATATACGCCAGAGATGGTTATGAAATCTGATGACTACAAAACAATTGGTAAAAAATGTGGAATAGAAGTTAGTTATGCATCTTGGGACGAAGATAATGGTGGTATATTTACATCAGACAGTCCATACTTAGGTTTAATTAATTTATCAAAATCAAAAAATATTTCTGTTGAACAACAATATAATTTAGGACAACATAAAGAAGATTTAGATTCAAGTGTCTTATACAAACTAGAAAGAGAGATAATAAATTATAAAAGAGACACTAAAAAAATAGACTTCAATGACATGATAAATCAGATGGTAGCTAAAAACGTTTACAGAAATTTTAGCGTTTCTTTCATAGATGAAGCGCAAGATTTATCAATAGTACAATGGCAATTAGGTGGTTTGATAGAAAAAAATTCTGGATCTTTGTATGTTGCTGGTGATGATGATCAATGCATATATCCATGGCGAGGTGCTGATGTTAAAAGTTTTTTAAATTTAAAAGGAACAAGAGAAGTTTTAAAAACCTCTTGGAGAGTTCCACAAGAAGTTTTTAATTTAGCACAAAAAATAATACACAAGATTCCAAAAAATAATAGAGTAAAAAAAGATTGGGAGCCAAAAAAAGAAAAAGGATCTGTTACAGAGCACTATGATATTAGTGAGCTTCAAAGTAAATTTAAAACTGGTAAGTGGTTGATATTAGGAAGAGATAGATGGAAATTAAATGAATTAGAAGAATTTTTTAAAGACCATAATATATATTATGAAAGAGCAAAAAAGAATAATCCAATAAAAGATAAATACAGAGCTGTAGATTTGTATGAAAATAAATTAAAAAAAGGAGAGGCCTTGTCTTACGAAGACTGTCATGAAATTAAGAAAAAAATGTTAAAAAATGAATGGACACCTTCATTGTTTAAAGCGATGGTGCCAAATAAATTTTACACTATGGACATGTTAAAAAGTAGTTTTGGTTTGAAAACAAGTTTACCTTGGCAGGCTGCTTTTACAAGGATGGGTGAAAATGATACAAACAAAATTGAAGATCTAATAAAAAGAGGAGAGGATTTAACAAACGGAGCGAGAATAAAATTAGCGACTATACATGGTGTAAAAGGTAATGAACGAGATAACGTTGTGCTACCTTTTAAATTATCAAAGTCTTGTAAAGATGCTTATGTTGCAAATCCAGACGATGAACATAGAGTCATGTATACGGGCGCAACAAGAACAAAAAATAATTTACATATAATACATGGAGGAGAGGGGGACTATCAAATATGAGTAAAGTATGGGACAAGCAGCATGGAGGGAGTCACTATCAAAAGTATAAAATTCAACCGAGCAAGTTTGTAGTTGAGAATGAGTTGCTATATCCAGAGGGGTGTGCTATAAAATATATTATAAGACATCGTGATAAAGGAAAGAAGCAAGACATATTAAAAGCGATACACTTTTTAGAAATGATTATAGAGAGGGATTACAGTGAAACCGATATTTAAACCGCAGACAGAGTGGTTACCACCACAAGACTTTCCTGATCTATCTAGTTATAGTGAAATAGCTATTGACCTAGAAACAAAAGATCCTGATTTAAAAACTATTGGATCTGGATCTGTTATAGGTAGAAGTAAAATAGTTGGGATAGCTGTAGCTGTGCAAGACTGGAAAGGTTATTATCCTATCGCTCACGAGGGTGGTGGCAACATGGATAAGAATATGGTTCTAAAATGGTTTCAAGATGTATTAAATACAGATGCAATTAAGATATTTCACAACGCCATGTATGACGTATGTTTTATAAAGGCTGCAGGGCTTAAAATTAATGGCATGATCGTAGATACCATGATTGCCGGCTCTCTTGTGGACGAGAATCGCTTTCGATACGATTTAGGCTCTATGGGTAGGGATTACCTTGGAATTGGTAAAAATGAGACTGTTTTGAAAGAAACAGCGGATATCTGGGGTGTAGATGCCAAGTCTGAGATGTATAAATTACCTGCTATGTATGTGGGTGAATACGCAGAGCAAGATGCAGAATTGACTTACAAACTGTGGCAAGAAATGAAAAAACAAATGTATCATGAGGATGTTGAAGATATATTTAAACTAGAGACTGAACTTTTTCCTTGCCTTGTTGATATGCGTTTTTTAGGAGTGCGTGTAGATACTGAAGCAGCATACACATTGAAACAAAAATTAATTGAAGAAGAAAAAGAATGCTTACAAAAAATAAAAAAAGAAACATCAGTAGATGTTCAAATATGGGCTGCACGTTCAATCGAGAAAGTTTTTCAAAAATTAAACCTACCATACGACTTAACTGCCAAAACACGTTCTCCATCATTTACTAAAAACTTTCTGCAGAACCACCCACATCCTTTGGTAAAACAGATAGCTCGTGCTAGAGAAATAAATAAATCTCATACTACATTTATTGATACCATACTAAAGCACCAACATAAAGGTAGAATACATGCAGAGATAAATCAAATTAGATCAGATAGTGGTGGCACAGTAACCGGTAGATTTAGTTATAACAATCCAAACTTACAGCAAATACCAGCACGGAACAAGGAACTTGGACCAAGGATCAGAAGTTTATTTATACCTGAAGACGGTTGCAAATGGGGTTGTTTTGATTACTCACAACAAGAACCAAGACTAGTTGTTCATTACGCATCTATGGATAAAAATAAAGGAAATATAGTTGGAGAGGGTTTAGACGAAGTGTTAGAATCTTATCTTAAACATGATGCAGATTTTCACAAAATTGTAGCAGACATGGCTAGCATACCAAGAGAACAAGCTAAAACTATTAATCTTGGTTTGTTTTATGGAATGGGTAAAAATAAATTACAAGCGGAGTTAGGTTTAGATAAGCAGGATGCAGAAGAATTGTTTCAACAATATCATACTAAAACACCTTTTGTAAAACAACTTATGTATAGTGTTATGGAAAGAGCTCAAGACGCTGGTAAAATTAGAACGTTACTAGGGCGTAGGTGTAGATTTAATTTATGGGAGCCTAATCAGTTTGGAGTGCACAAAGCATTGCCTCATGAAGAAGCACTCGCGGAACACGGACCAGGGATCAAAAGAGCATTTACATACAAAGCATTAAATAAATTAATACAAGGATCAGCTGCCGACATGACTAAAAAAGCTATGGTTGACTTGTATAAAGAGGGTATCATACCACATATACAAGTTCATGATGAACTTGATATATCTGTTGATGGTAATGCAGATAATATAAAAAAGATTATGGAGTCTGCAGTGCAATTAGAAGTGCCTAACAAAGTGGACTATGAATCTGGACCAAATTGGGGTACAATAAAATGAGGTTAAACTATGGCTTATTTAAATGCAAACATTCCTGTAGAGTATGCACAGATAAGAAGAGAATATCTTTATGATCTCAAAAAGCATCATGGAGAAGTTGAAGACTGTATTATCTTTGGTGTTACTTGTATTACAGGCCGTGCATTATTATTTCACGCTATTATGGAAAATGGTGCAATCTTTTATAGATTACCTATTACAGCGTTTATTCAAAGAGGATTTAAACCCGAAGATGTACCCATACGAAGACTTGATGAATTACAGCTTTGGAATTCTTTTAGTTATTATCCTGCTGTTACTTCTTGGGACATTCTAGAATCACAATCTGGTAAATACATTGGTAAAGATAAAAAATGGCATTGGGGTCGTTATTTATTTACTGTTGACTTTGCACATCCAGAGCCTAATATACTTGACACTGATCATTCAGAGATCCCGCACGAACATAAGTGCGCACACGTACTTGCATTAAATGATGGCAACTACGCAGCACAACCTAACAACAGATTAATATGGGATATACCGTCGTTTACGGTAAAAGACCAGACACCTGATTGGAAGGTACAAACTAATTATTGGAACGTAGAGGATACACAGCAGTGGCGAACAGAGGACACTGACAATTTCTTTTACGAGATGGAGGAAAAGAAAAATGATTAAAAAATTATGGGAAAAAATTAAATCTTTGTTTACACCAAAGAAACAATAATGATTGGGGGTTGTTATGGACTACAGGTTCACAGCAATACTTATAATTTTGTTATGTATACTAGCGTTTTGTGTAAAGCCACCACAACCGTTGAAAGTTGATCCAAAAGATATTATAATCCCTTTACCAAAACCAAAACATGAGTAAGAAACCATTAAATATATCTGAAGAAGCGGCTGTGCAAATGCCGATGAAAACGGTTGCCTCGCTGATCGCAATGGTTGCGATTGGCACCTGGGCTTATTTTGGATTACATGAGACTTTAAACCAACACTCAACAAAAATAGAGTTAATGCAAAAAGATCTATCAGAGAATACAGAATTTAGAATAAAATGGCCTCGGGGCCAACTCGGAGCGCTTCCCGCAGATTCTGAGCAATTTATGATGATCGAAGATCTTTATAAGACCACGGATAAACTAAATAAACACATTGAAAACATGGCGTTGAATAAAGTAAATATAGAATTTTTACGAGGACAAATGGATAAAGTTCTTACAGATATTGAAAGATTAAAAGATCAAAACAGAGAATTTAAATACACAAACGGCGGTAGTAAATGATAGAGACTGTGGTGGCTTTACTTATGTTTTGGGATGGAGAGATCAAGGAACACCGTATTCAAGAAAGCATGGCCGCGTGTCTTCGTGCCCGACGTGTAGCTGAGAGAGACTTCAACCCTAACGTGTCTTACAAGTGCATACGTAGTGAGGCAGAAACAGAGATATATCTAGGTGAAAAATCGATCAAGAAACTCCACCTCAAATAAAGTTGCAAAATATTTAAGAGATAGACGCTACCGTCAGATTGTGATAAAGAATAAGAAAGCTTATGACAGGAAAAAATTTCAAAATAACAGCGGAGATAGTTAACGGTATCTGTCCAACGTGTGAAGAGTACACACCGTTGGTAGGAATAACCAAACAGTTTTTTAGATGTTTAACATGCGGTTCAGATTTAGAACAAAAAGTAAATGGTGTTATAAGTTACATACCACATCTAACTAAAAACACATTACAATCAAAAGTAGATCAATATTTCGATGGCCAAGAAAGCTAAAGGTTTATACGCAAAGGTTGCACATGTACCCATGTTTCACAAAACAAGCATAGGTAGAAATCCAAGTCTTGCAAAAATGAACAAATCTAAGCGTAAAAATTTTAAAAAATATCGTGGACAAGGCCGTTGACATCATCCTAAAATATCCTATATTATCTGTATGAAAGAAAAAACAATAACATTAAAAGTAAATGGTGCAGCTCAGGGACAGTGGTCCCACCTATTATTAGAGTTAAATCTGATGAAGAAAGCATGGAAGTCCTATGGTGTTGACATAAATATGAAAGCATCTGGATTAAAAAGTGTTTTAAACTTTGGAACGAAAGTGAACGATGGATCTGATACTTCTAAACGACGGTCTGTATAGTCTGGTAACTGTCACGAAAGAGATGGTACACGGTGTCGAGCTT